CCCTTGAACCTCTCAATGCAGAAGTCAAACCATTCAATCAAAGGCTGTGGCCCTGGTGCACGTCCCCCGAATGTCTTCAGTCTTGCCCCTGCTGGACGTACCTCTGATACGTCAAACTTAGGAACCTGACCAGAGTAAAGCATAGCAATCAGTTCCTTCAGTGACTTGGCCCAACCGGGGCGGCTATCACCCACCTTGATTACTGTGTCTGTGTTATGAAACTCTTCATTCACAATAGGCAGCTTCTCAATATTGTGACGTTCAACGCTAAAGCCAACGCCAGTGCCACACATAAGGATGTACATAGTCTCATCAAACGCACGTGGGCTGTCCACAGGAACGTATGAGCAGTTGTATCCACCTACGTGGCAACGGTCTAATGCTGGCCCAGCAGTCATCAAGGCCCTCATGCTAGGCATGATAGACTGATTGAGTACAGCTTCTTCTAGTTCGGCCCTCAATGTATCTGGTAGCTTATAGCCATTGTTAGTAGACAAATGGTTAGCCATATAATCAAAGTATCGTTTGACAGTTTCACCCCATGTCTCCCTTCGTTGTTCATCTTCTTTCCACCTTGCGTAGCGTGACAGTGCTATGAAGTTCTGGTAGTCTGTAGGTAATGTATTACTAATCATCTCTTTACTCCGTAATCGTTCTTATGTTTCTAATGTTAGCACCTTCAATATCATAAAAGTATTCTTGGATGCCTTCCTCTAATTCCTCGCCCACCTGCCCATCAGCAGGGACGGGATATTCTTCATCGTCAATATCAATGGTGATGAACATCTTAACTCGCATCTGCCATTACCTCTTCAATCAACTTATCCAGATACCATCTGGCCTTCTCTAAATCCTCTACAGGTTTATCCTTGTAGTCAAATCGCCACAAGTACTTCAGTATATTACCTTGCAGATAATATTTGAAGCCATCACCAGTAGCTGCAGAGATAGCATGAATACATTCAATACCTGTTTGATTGTAATGCGGTGGACTGTTGACCATATCTACTGCATCTAATTGCTTATTAGCTTGCTCAGATTTAATGTTCATCCACCTATTATCTACCTCTGCAGCTTTAGCTTTCATAAACTGTTCATGTCTCATCATGCATTCCCCTTTGTCCTGCTGTTAAAGTGAAGGTGTACTACATTACCATCGTAGGTCTTTTCCACACCCATTTCTTCCTCTAGTTCTACATCAATATCCATCTCGTTGTCAATAACTTTTGTGACATACTCGTGAACAATATTGCGCAGTTCTTCAACCTCTTCCATAACAGGAACGGCTGCACACATCATCTTAGCAAAGTGCATGACCTGCCAGTAGTCTTCATCATCCATAGGATTCTCAGGCATAGCCATTATAGATATGTCAACTTCACCTGACCACTTTCCATCGTTATCAGCGAATGGTCTGACACGTATAAGGAAGTCCTCATTCTGTATTTCTTTAGATAGTTTGTCCATTATATCCATACTCATCTCCTTTTTACTTTCGTGCCGCCAAACTTAATAAACTTTGGATGCTTGTTCTTACCCTTTTCTTTCAACCAATCTTCGGGAATAATCCTGTCATAGTATAGAAAGCCATATTTAATACACCATTCACCGTAGGTAGACTTAGCACCCTTACGTAGTTTGCGTCTGCTACTTTCAAACACAAAACGAATATCCAATTTGGGATGCTGCTTTTGTATAGCCAGATGCTTGCGTCTATCTGCTGCGGTGAACATACCTTTTGTTTCAATGATGATGCCGTTGGACAGCACGAAGTCTGGTGTGTAGGTTCTGTATGCAAGGTCTTCCCACTCAATCTTAACTTGTTCATACAAGAACTCTACGTTAAGTTCAGTAAGGTAGTCAGATACCTTGAGTTCCAGACCGCTACGATAGCCATACTTTCGTGCTGCCCTAAATTGTTTTGCGTTAGGCAATGACATCTCCAATGTAACTTATCATTGGTGGATTCTTAGCCTGTGACTTTACAGCAGGACGCTCAGTAATATTATCCCAACAATCAAAACGGTAATTGCAGAATTTACATCCGTCATTAAGGACTTTATTACCTGTGGGCTTGCCACGAAAAGTCTCAGGCACTGGTTCAAAACATCTTTCAAACTTATTCTCCTTCACTGTCTGTACTGTTTTGCTAATCTCCCTTACTTTTTCATCGACATCTAACCCTGTGGCTGGGACATACTTGAACTGACCATTGGCTTTGTTTACTACCCACCAGCCACCTGCTTTCTTGCCTGATGCTTTGGCGTAGCCAGCTAACTGAGCCACATACCCGAAGCCATCACCGCTGGCAAGAGTGTCATAGGATTCAAACTTGTTTCTATATGACCAGTCTGAAGCTGATTTAATATCATCAACTGCACCATCAATGATGAGGTCATAAGAACCAGAAACGCTATCGTCACCAAGGTCAAGAGAAACTTTATCCGTGTCTTCATACTTTACTCCTGCTTCTTTAAGGATGCCTTTGAACACTGCTTCAACAATGTCTCCAATCATCATGTTCATTACGAATGTTGTCGGTAGAGGAACAGCTACCTCTGGCTTGTTCTTGTCGTACCAGAGTTGACAAGTTGGCCTACCTACGTTTGACATACGTAGACTAAACTCATCACGCTTGTTACCCCCACCGAACTGACGTGCTGCAGCAGCCATCACATCAAGCCCAATCTGTTTGATTGTCTGTTGTGACATACTTGATTTGCCTGTTACAGCGTTCTCAAGATACTGGTGCAGTGCCAGTTCAGCAGGGTGATTCATTACGCTACCTCTTCTTCAAACTCAACATCAACAACACCGTCAATGTCTACCTCATCCAAGTCCATGTCGTTCTTGCTTGAGGCTTTCTCTGCGTAGGAATTAATGATGTACTCGTTGTAGTTAGTCACCCAAGACATGAAGTCAGCAAACTTCTCTTGGTCATCCTGTGTGAGTTCCACTACATTCGTAAGGTCCAATGATGTGTTAGGCAAGTAGAAGCTATTACCGTTAGGCAGCTTACGCTCTTCAGTATTCAGCGTAACATTATGCTGCACAGGTAGACGCTTCATCTTGGCAAGCTGTGTAAACACACCACCTACAGTCTTGAATGCATCCTTATTCTCTACTTCCCAAATGAATGGGGTAGTCTCAACATCTACAGGCTTACCATCAGCATCCTTTGCGTTGACCAACTCAACTGTACCAAGTACTACACGTACACGCTTGACAGAACGAATGAGTTCTTTGGTTGCGTCTGGTAGTGCTTTGAAGTCTTCAATCCAACCAGAGGGCTTACCACAATTAAAGCCGCCATCGTTGTCTTTCAAGTCCATGTTAAGCGTATCAGCCATAACTGTCTTGACATAGCGGTTAGGTTTACCTGCGCTACCCATAATAAACTTCTTATACATAAAGCGTTGCAGGAAGGGACGCATCACTGCAGATTCGGCATAGTACGTAGGCCCATCAGGAATCTCTAGCTTGTATGTACCACCCTTAACCTTGATGGTATCAGAGCCAAGGATAGGTGAGTGGTTAATGCGCAGACGAGCAAGGAACATACCCTGTTTCTTCTGTGCAGGTGCCTCATTAGCAAGACCCATAGCCTTTGCCATCTCAGCGTAGTTGTTAGTATCAATCGTTGTAATATCGTTCATGTTTATTAACTCCTTTTCAGTTGTAAGATGCATAGTTATATCAGGTTACGTCCTTGGTGTCAAGCCAATTCGGACCTATTTTTGCCTCTAATAATAAAGGCACATTGAACTCAACACCCCAGCGTTGGGTGATGAGGTAAGGCAGTGCTTTATTAGTGTTATCTATGACTTTGATTACCTGTTGTTCTTCATCAGGATGTACGTCAATAACGATACTGTCATGCACTGTATTCACTATACACGATTGCATACCCTTGAGCAAGTCATCAATATGCAGTAATGCGATAGGCACAATGTCTGCTGTAGCAAACGATTGCACAGGGTAGTTCTTAATCTGTGTAAAGTGTGAGACACGTCCAGTGTGCTTACGTACCACATCAGGGAACGCAAACTCACGACCACTAGGCGTGGTAATCTTTCTTGTGTTCACAGCTTCTTTAGCCAGTCTGGTATGCCAAGCGGCAACCCCTTGGTATTTGTCTGTGAAGTGTGTGTAGTACTCTGCTTCCGCTTTTGTTCTACCGAAGCCTGTCGCACCGTAGAGTGGTGCGAATGTATGCGCTTTCGCATCCTGTCTACTCGTAGGTTGACCAGCATCACTAATAACTTTAGCGGTGTATGAGTGTACATCAAATCCAGTAGATACTTCTTCAATAGCAACCTCATCTTGTGATAGGTAGGCTGCAGCACGGAACTCCAACTGTGCGAAGTCAGCTTCCATTACCTTGCCACCAACAAATCGTGACACAAATACTTTCTTAACAGGGAATGTGCCGCCACGTGGCATATTCTGCATATTAGGGTCAGCACCAGAGAAACGACCAGTAGCTGTACGATGCTGTAATAAACGTACGTGTAGCTTACCATCCTGCTTTGTGTGTGTACTGATACCCTCAACAAAGGACGATAGGTATGTGTCTACTGCACTAAGCCTACGCACTTTGTATAGGAAGTCAACAGCGTCAGTCATGCCACGCTGCTTGGCAGCAGACTCTAGCAACTCTAGGTTCTGCTTGCTGGTGCTAAAGCCATTGGCACTTGCCCACTTAGCTGATGGTGGCTTAAACTTTAGCCCCGCCAAGTCCACAGTAGGTATAAGCAGATAACCAGCCCCATCACAGCGTGTACATTTATTTGTTCTAGCAAATGGTGTTCCATCTTTCTTAACCTTTCGTATCTGTCCAGTACCATTGCAGTCCTTACACTGTTCTGCAGTAGTCTTGTATATCTTTTCTGTACCACCAGCAATCAAGCTACGGAAGTCTGCATCATCCATGTATGGGTCAATGGCGTTGCCCCAATACAGCTTGTCAACAACCTTGCGGCTGTAGATAACCCAAGACAATTGCTCTGGGCTATTGAGATTGATAGGTGTGTCACCCATCAGCTTACGTACATGAGCCTGTAGGTCATCTGTAAGTTGCCGCTTCTCGTTCTCAAACTCCTCACGTACTTCTTCCAGCTTAGATAAGTCTACGGCAAAGCCACGCTGATAGATACGTGCAAGGCACACAGCTACCTGATTGGTCAGGTCTACTGTACCACGTAGGCCACTGTCTGCTGGTGTGTTCAAACGATACATCAGCTTGTCAGCAAGTTGCTGCGTAGCATGAAGGTCAGCAGACAGATACTCACACAACTCATTGTATGGTATATCACGTGTGCTGTAGCCTTGCTTGAAGTATTCCTTCAATGTATCCTGCTTCTTGGTGTTCAGTTCGTAACGCTCTGCACAAGCCTCAAGTGACAACGGCTCTTTGATACCACGCTGTAGCACATACTCTGCAAGCATCGTGTCAAACACAGGCCCGTCATACGTAAAGCCTGACTCCCATAGCCACAGCAAGTCATGCGCTGCGTTGTGGCAGATGAGTATAGTGGCCTCGTCAAGATACCATTGCACACGCTCGTAGTAGTCCTTCTGGTTTGGCACATCAGCGTGGTCAAACGGGAAGTGCTGCTCCATACCTTGGTCAGTCAGTACACCAACCATAGTCAGTGAGTTCTCTGGCTCAAAGGGGTCAAGGTGCATCTTACCATCACGCTTGGTGACGGTGTTCTCTACATCAAGTGTTAGCTTCATCCTTCATACCTCGCAGTCTGATAGTTAAGATTGACATTCACCATACCGTGCCAGCCATTCAGCTTGTTCTTCACGATGTTGATATGGCGTAGTGGGCTATCTTCCTCTTGGCCTTCCACGCTAGGTGACTTGCCAATCAGTATCATCAAGTCAGCTTCAGCAGCCTTACCTGTACGTGAGCCTTCCATCATAGACTGATTAAGCTGTGACCTGCCCTCTGCCTCTGCAGATAACTGTGACATATAGAATACAGCACAGTCGTATGTCTTGGCAATCTGCCGTGCATAGATAGCACAAGCCTTGAGTGCCTCATCAGGTCTGGCATAGTTACCTGCCACACCGAACTTGTCACCCATATCAAGCACAAGGATGTCGGGGTTGTTAGCCTTGCAGACTGATTCAACCCACGCCATGTCACGACCACCTGCATCTTTAATCCTGATGTTATTCATCACAGGTTCATACAGTGCCTTGGCCTTGCCCATGTTGTCACGTACTTCACGAGCAGTCATACCTGCTGCAGCAGTTAAGTATCTAGCACCGACACGGTGGGTAGGTTCCTCGTTACACAGGATGATGCACTTGGCACCCTGATGTGCGAAGCCACCCGGCGCAGCAATCAAGCTGGCGTGGAAGGATGTCTTGCCAGTGTTAGGCCGTGCGCCTACCTCAATCAACTGCCCACCTGACACGCCCTCTACCTTACGTGTTATGCTTGGTACGTTGAAAGACCACTTGGCTTCCAGTTCAGCTTTAGCCATGAGTGTTTCAATCGTGATGTCATCCCACTCAATGTTGAGGTTGGGAATGAAGTCATCACCATAACGCTCAAGCAAGTTGCGTAGCTTCTCAAGTGTGGCACTGTCACCATTCACCATGTCGAAGCCTATGTTAGCAACATCTTCGCCAACAACCTGCTGGAATAGTTTAGACAGCACCTCTTGTGCTATGTCACTACCCATTGGCTGTTCACGTTTGATAGATGCAAACATAGAAGCATAGCCCTGCTTCTGTGCAGTAGTCAGTGTAGGATTGTTAGCCATGAACAATGCCTCAACCTCATCGGGTGTGACAGTACGTTCATACCTATCCATAGCCGTGTCGATAGACTCTTTAATCTTACGTGCATCCTTGCTGAACAAACGTGGTGGGCATTTGCTACCACGATGGTCATCATAGAACGACTTATCCATTAGGCTTCTAATGATTGATAATTCCATTTAAGTTCTCCATATCTGTCGGGTTACGATATTTCAAATCATCATTCAAACGTAGGACACGAACATCGTTCACGTGTCCACGCAGTTCCTTTGCCATCTGCAAAGTCTTTGGTAGTGCATCGGGGTCTAATGCTATTACTGCTGTTGAGAACTGTGCGAGATACCCTTTATGCGACTCTTGTAGAGATGTACCAAGAAGCGCAACCCCGACAAAGGATTTGCCACCAACCACGGCTGCACTCACACAGTCCTCAACAACAACTGCGACTTTACCACAACCAACGGTGTATGGCAAGCCACTTTTTCCATATCGTTTCCATTTAGGTAATCGCTTACCAATGGCACGGCCTGTGGCATCAACGGTCTTACCGTCATGCACTACAGGAAATACAATCCTATCATCCTTCACATCATACATCACACCCAACTCATCTGGGTCTAGCTGATACCTGTAACAGAACGCAAGCACTGTGCGCTTGTTCCTGTGCGGCACGATGTATTGCGGCATATCAAATGTCTCATCAGCAAACTCTGCTACATTACCCATGCCAGACCGTATGTCATCTACGGTAAGATGCACACGGTTGCCGCCACTTACATTACAGGATGCCTTGTAACAATTCCACACAAGGCTACCCAAGTTGTTAGTAATAGTGAAGGTCTTGTACCCACCACAGTTAGGACAGTCCATACGTTTAGTCTGTCCATTGGGTACATCTATATCACTTATAATGTTATATATATTATTCATATAATACTCACTTTCTTTGCGGCAGTTAAGTGCTTTTACCATGTGCTTTACGTGCTGTCAAGGCACTATTTGCACTGGCGTATGTATTTTTCATGTATGGTTTTACCGACTGTGGGTTGCTGTGTCCTGTAACCGACATGATTTGTCCCATACTTACACCTGCCTCTACCATTTGTGTTGTACCAGTACGCCGCAAGTCCATCAGCCTTAGTTCTTCAGGCAGTCCAGCTTCCCGCATGACAGCCCTTCCAGCTTTGGACAGTCTCTCCATGCTGTATGGATGGTACTCGCCCTGTACAGGCGTTGTGCGCGGAACAACGTACCGTTGAAAGCCGAAGTCTTGCTCCTGTTGTGTCAGCATCTCAAGCAAGTCATTTTCTATGGGTAAAGTTACCTCTGCCCTACGCTTGGACTGCTCAAGATATAGCTTGCGTTCCTCTAGGTCAATGTTATCCCACGTCAGCAGACGCATATCACCTAGTCGCTGACACCATTCGTATGCCATGTGTACAATCAGGCCAATGCTACGCCACTGAAACTCACCATAGGCAGTGTCAAGGAAGTTGCGTACATCATCCTCTGTCCACACAACTTTGCGTTGTGGTGGTGTCTTGCGCCTGACGTTGGCAAAGGGATTGACTGTAGCATACTCCATGTCAATAGCGTAACGAAACAGGATAGATGACACAGTACATATGTGGTTGGCAAGGCTAATGCCTCGCTCAACCCATGCTTCGTATGCGTGTTTGGCTTGCTTACTTGTGAGTTCACAAAAATTCACAGAGCCAAAATCATCTAGCATGACACTAAGAAAGTATTGATAGTCCTTCTTAGTTCTGTCTCGTAACATCTTGAAATCATTGGAAGTATAGTACTTATCCACAAGATGTTTTACAGTACGCATTAGTACTTCCTTTCATAAAACCTGATACCAGCAAACTCATCACAATACTCTTTGATTGTTTTGTTATTTACTTTCTTGCCACCTTCATAGCATATGTTCTTTTGAAGATAGGACAACGCTTCTTCTTCGCTGTCCATATCTTTGTAGTTTGTGTCAGTGTACCAGTAGTCACCTGCACCATCGGCATCAAAGCCCATGTTGTCATAATCCATTGCTAGTATGTACTTCATGCCGCAATCAACTCCTTGAACTGCTTGCTTTCAATCCACTGAGACACCTTGTTCTCACGCTGGAACATAGACACAGCGTTGGTATCCTTGCCAGTATTACGCAATCCAAACCCATTACGCTCATCAGCATAGCTGGCGTAGTTGGTGAAGGCAGAGTACAATGCCCACACATTCTGACCACGCACTGATGCCTCTTGGTTGTACAAGGTAAGCATCTTGTCTGCTGTGCGGTCAGACTTGAGCAGCGATTCAAGCATAGCTTTGACATCACCTACAAACAGAGGCTTGTTAGCCCAGCCTTGCAAGCGTTCTGACTGTGCATAGAACGACTGCGTAGATTCACGCAGGTCACGGATGAACCTGTCCATGCTGAAGTTGGCAGAGTTCTTGCGCCGCACCATGTCATGCTCACCACGAATCATACCATTGGTGCAGAAGAAATCTATCGCACCAAAGAATGTCTGGTTTGAACAGCTACCATCAATACCGTGCAAGGCAATGATGCGCTGTGCAATGGTAGTGCTGTGCTTGTCTGTCTCAATACGAGCAGTCACATTGGGCAGTGTCATGTCAAGCATAGCCCACGCATTCTGTCGTGCTACCTTGAACTTCATGTTCATGCCATCACACTCAGCTTCGCCAAGGTTCTCTGTGATGGTGTCATGCACACCACTGAAGAAGTCAGCGTGGCTGGCACAGTTGAACGTGTCACCTACCACACCAATGTAATCACCAGTGTTACCGTTGATGACATACTTCTTGTCCTTGACTTTAGTAGGTTCAAACACTGGCTCAAAGTTAAGGTTCTCTGGCAACCATGTATCAATAGGGAAATCAAATGGCATATCTATTCTCCTTTCAGGTTGAATTGAAATTGTAGTTTGTCCTTTGCATCAGACAGTTCTTGTAGTGCATAGGCAGACACACACTTGATGCCACCCATGTCTGGGTAAAGAGCAGTGTCTAGCACATCATCAAGCCACTTGTGTACCTCAACGACAGCCATGCGTTGCTCATAAGTCAATTGATTTATCTTGACTGCACGTTCAGCTTTGTCTTTCTCACGTTGCCTATCCCAATAGGCAATGCGTTCATCCATTGTCATATTCTCTAGTTTCTTAGCCATGTATCATCTCCTCTCATACTAGTAGTATAAACAATACTACATTTAAAATCAACCATTCCATAGTTATGCCGACATCCATTCTGGCATGTCACGACCCTTGTTGTACCTAGCAAAGCTAGATTTGTCAACCTTGTAGAACGCACGGTATGCCATGATAGGCCAGTTCTCATCTGTCTTTAAGTCATCATGTCCACTGAAACACTGTGGATGTGGTGTCATAAAGTTGGTTGTGTCAGGTATCTTGCAGATGCCAAACTCTAACGCATGATAGTGCTTGCCAGCACCATGCTCTTTGCCATAGCGGTGTGTATATTCACGAAGCATGGCATCGTACAGCCGGAAGGCATAGCCGTAGTTACGCTGGTTGTCCATTGCCCACAGTGTGCAAGGGTGCTTCTGATGCACAGGCTTGTACAAACCACGAGCCTCTGCATAGTCAGGTGCATGATGCCACAGCGCAGTACATAGCATCTGTGCTTCTTCCAATGGCATCTTAACAATGTGTTGGTCACACAGTGACTTAGCTATAGCATCGGGGTGATGCTCAATTAGAAATCTATTCATCTGCAATCGTCCTCATCAAATTTACAACGTGTTGTGTAGTATGCCATCAACAGTGCGGCAACCTCTGGGAATGTTTCCCAATCAGGTCTTGCCCCTGTTTCAAACATATAATCAATCTCGCTGTCAAGCGCAACCAATATGGCGTTGACCTGCTTCTTTGGTAAGTTAAGTGTTATCATTGTCAATCTCCTTTCGTGGATAATATACCTCTACCATGCTGTCGCATTTAGGGCAAGACAGTATTGTTACCATGCTAAACTCATCACCTCGTGCATCAGCATACTCATCTAGGTCATGGTCATTGCCCCAGATTAACTTGGTGTTACAGTGCCAACAGTTCATGTGTCATTATCCTCTGTCAATGTCCAACTATGGCGGCAGTTAGTCTGCCAGTTGTCATTTATCCAGTCACATTCATAGACTGTGCAGACAATCTTTTCTTTGTCGGGGATATCACCATAGTCAGTCCATACATTTAGGTCAAACATCCTGTCACCTATCTGATACCCATACCACATATCATCATCATTACATGACAGATAGTCAGGTAGTGAATCAGTTTCGTAGTGGGCAATCAAATCTCTGCGTTCATAGTCAGATAACACAAGGTCAAAACCGCTGTCGTAGTTGTCACTCATCATATCACTCCCAATACCCAATTCTCTGCACAGTTTTCGGCATACACCTCACTGTGTCCTTTGATGTTGCGTTCCTCAATGATAGCACCATCCTGCATCATGTACACAGTATGGCTACCATCAGGCTCAAGAAAGACAGTCGCTTTGCGGTATGCACCCATGCCACGACTACAATCTTCATCACTGTAAAACTCATGTAGTAACATCGTAGTCATCTCCTTTGTCACGTTCCTGTAGTTCATCCACATCCACATCATCACAGATGTATGAGTAGTCATAGTTAGGTATGTTGAACAGCTTGACTGTGCCATCCTCATTGCGAATGTAGTCATCCAGTTCAATGTCAAGTACAGCGACAGGCATATCCCATACGACTACACTGTATGATTTACCTATATCAAACATCCTCATTCTCCTCTAACAGTTCTGGTGTGACAATGCAATTCACCATGTTGGTCTCATCCCATATGGTTTCAATGGCTTGCTCACGTGCATCATCCATGTTGTCTGCTTCTACTTCAATACGGTGGGTCAAGTCTACCCACACTACCCATGTCTTGCTCATGTCATTCATCCTTAAACAGTTTGTACATTATATAACATATTCCGACTACAGATACAACCAGATAACCGCCAACGAACACACTGTCCCACGGTATCTGATTGTATGTGCATTGTAGTGTTACACACTCAGTCATAGTCAAACGCCCAGCGTTTCTTAGCTAGTTCAACTGCCGCATTATGCAATTCGTCTTCAGACATATACGCTTTCCAGCTTTGGTGCTGTTGCACCAACTGCTCGTATGCCTCATCATACAGGCGTTCCATGATTGCTTCGTTGTGTGCATTAGACATCAATCGTACTCCTTTACATAATCCAATTCGACACGATGGTTTGGATACAAACTCTGTGTCATCTCCATTGCATACTCGACCGCACTCTCCCAGCCATGCTCAGAGAGTGAGGCAGGGTGTACATTCACTGCCGTGTCCTGTACACCCACTGTCATACCGACTACCCAATACATTAGGCAATCTTCCGTGCTTTACCACGACCCTGACGAGCAAGGTCACGCAGGTTGTCAATCTTGAATGAGCCAACCTCAATGCTCACAGGTGTATCCTGCTTGGCACGAACAGCCTTACCCAATTCACGGTGCATCTCCTCAAGGATAACACCAGCCACAGCCTGTGCAGTGTACTGAATGTAACCGCCAACATCAGCCTTGGCCTCACGTGTAGGCTCAAGCACTGCATCATACAGCTTGTAACGTCCCAGCTTTACGCCATGAAACTTGGCATACAAGGCTTCGACTTTAGCCAGCTTACGCTCTACCTGTGGTGATGCAAGCACCTGACCTGTCTTGCCTGTTGAACGCTGGTGAAAAGAAACAGTTTTGATTGTCATAGTAAAATCTCCTTTATGGTTGGTTAGTTTGTTAGTCCAACATTGGACTTAGGGATTGCGTACACTTCCGGCTTACCATTACGAGTAAATACGGATATAACGTGTACATCTGTCACTGGTTCCCCAGTGTCTGCAAACACAAACGTGTCGTGTTTGTATGGGTTGTATGTGACTGGCCTACCAGTCAAGCAAGTGGCAACGCCATCACGCAAGCCACCAGTGCCTACAGCAAAGGCATGAACATTCTTCTTACCTTCACGCCGCACCTTGGCTTGCCCAGCCTTACGCACTACAAACTTTGCGTCATACAAAGTGAAAGCGGTTACA